TTCAGGTCGCCTATGCGCAGCCTCCCCTAACTAAATATCTTCTTTAACGTGATACCGACCCGTCTTAGGGGCCTTACCTTTAAGGTATAGGTACCGCGTGGATAACCCGAGTTTTACTTCGGTTCAGAAGGAGGGTTCTGCAGATTCGGTCTTTGCAACCCATCTGTCAATAAAAGCAACGGTTTGTCACCTACGTGAAGGTTAGTTCCTCCAACATAGATGCTAGCGCCACGTTTTCTATATGCGGGTTCCCCCGGATTTAGATAACGCAGACGATCAGCCAAGTGTTCTGGGATTTTAACCCGACGTAATGCCTGACCGTAAGCTTTTAAGGCAATGGTGTGCTTAGCCACTGCACCCCGTTCTCTCCAATCGATTGACCGGTTATTCGCATGTTCCGGTAGCATAGATAGAGAAATATGCTGTCTTGCCTCACGATCGTTCGGTCTTGTTAGACCGTACATCTGAAGCGAGAAGCTAGGAGGAGTTTGGCAAGCTTTTATTATAGCTTGTAAGTATAGCCAGAACCCAGGAGTCAAAACTACCATTGGCTGCAGTAGCCAAGCGGCAATTCGACCCTTAACCATAGGTGTTCTCCAAAAAGATTTGAAGAAATACCTCAGGTTAATCCAAGGTCGGGCTTCTACTGTCTTAATTTGCTCATCCCAGAACGGCTTAATAAGCATGTTTCTGTGGATGAACTCATCAAGAGTAGAATTCGAAATCTTACGGATCCACACACTCAACCATTCGGTGATCATGTGGCCATGATTTAGAATTCCATTAGGAGCTAACGCCGCAACTTCTAAATCTCTAATAAAGTCTTTGGACGGAAGTTTCCGCCCTCTGATTTTACAGAGACCCAGAAGAACTGCATCAATACTGCTTGGATAAAGTGCCACACCTTTATGAGCGAGCTCAGAAAAGAGTGATGGCAGCAGAGTTGCATTCTTAATTACGGAAAGGAGCAATCTTGCTCCGATTGGCGAAATTTCACCAAGATGAGGATGAACCCATCTTTTTGCAAATTCCGCAAATCCAGAGTCGGACTCAATAGATTTAAGTCTATTAACTCCAACACCGATTTCTTTCATTATCTCTAGGTACTTCATGGCTACGTCTTTATTGGCTATGACAATGTCATCACCGAGTAGAGCGTAGTGCCTGAAGAAGCCCGAGTGACCCGCCCTTAGAGCAGCTATTTGCACTATCACGTGATGTGTTAATGCCATAACCGCCCAAGAAGAGTAGGCACCCATTGGTTGTCCAACAGAGTATTCAACTTCTTCGCAATACTGTGCAAGTTTAGGATCAACAATCTGTTCAGTTATAGCCTTGTTTATACTATCTTTATATCCAGGCGTCACCCGAAATGAGCGATTGCTAATTAGCTCTCGCCACTCGTTTGCCGCATTGAATTTAAAGGCAGTTAAAACCTCGGCCTGTAACCAAACAGGAAGTCGATCGGTCGCAGCTGTTAAATCAAATGAGTACGCAGGAGCGCCGGATACCCTGATGTAGTCCATAAGAAGGACTAAGGGGGCGACTTGGTTATGAGTCCCGTCCATCTCGAGCTCGGTGAAGAGATCATAGATCCCATCATGCAATGGTTTTAACAACCACTGCGACCAAGCATCAAGAATGGCGACGACTCGTACCTTACCGCCACCTTCATCAAAGGTAGCCAGGCGCCCAGTGCACCATCTGACCTTTTCAAACCCGAACAATTTATAAAATTGCCAGGTATAAAAGGTTCCTAATAGAAGACTAAGAACGGGGTGAAGAGTGAGTGACCAAAGCGCGAACAAAGTTCCGCTAAAGTACACAGTCTCCACCACGAACTTCAGGCTCATTAACCATACCAAGTGTACGGTTGCCTCCCGTTTCCGGGCGTACAACAGTACCCTGTGATATACACGAGAGTCGTAGACAAACGCAAAAACGTCTGCGAACGCACCCCATGTACTTAATGGTGAGTTGGGACCCGAGGTCTCCGAAATTCTCCAAGAACCTCCTTTTCTCACTCTAAGCTTAGGGAACCATCGGGACACTCTGGATACCTCCGGAAGGAGGGATTCAGTAGTCCCTGTATAAGGAGCCGTCACAGATGATAAATCTGCGACAGTACCCTTAATACGAATGGTACGCCAAAGGCTTAAGATAGAAAGGATACATCGCGCAATCATAAGTGGTTCCGTTGTAGGCTCCCCTAGCTTAATGCTACGGATAGAGTTTCTTAACGGACCGGGAATGATCACGGGCAGCCCAGACCTGTCAAGCCTAATATGTACAGCAGTCGGAGACCGCTGATATACTTGGCCAGCCAAGAACTGAACTGTGGCTCGGACACATTCTTTTAAGTACCCAACAGTAGCCTTACGGCCACTATAGGTCCATAAATGAATGATCTTGTCCGCCATTTTCAGATAAAGGTGCAAATACGAATTCAAGCGCAGAGCATAGACTAGCAAGATAGTCATCGAACGGATTTGACCCCGTTTGATGAATAGTCTCACTTTTTCTAGTGAC